GTATCTCGTTGGTAGAGTCTACTAGCCATGGCGCCCATCACTGTGGTTTTGTCTTCCCTTCTTTACTATATTCTCTCTGCGTTCATTTGGACCCTAGTCTTCATACTCGAGCACTCTACTGAAGTGATCTGGGCTGCTGCCTGTGCTGCTGGGGCCTGGTTCACATTTCGCTATGTGCTTTCACTCCGTGTTACACTACACCCCGCTACATCCCAAGTATTCTCCGAAATCGTCCGGCGGTTTCAAGAGGAGTCCATGCTTAGCGATGCTGGCTGCCCTGCTGTTGCAGTAGGGGAAGACGTTGATGTTGATCTCACTCCCGAGCCAGTCAGAAAGGATATAAAGCTCGTTAGATCCCATCGTCGAGTACCCTACGCCATCAGAGTCGCGCATCTCGCAAAAGCTCAAGTAGGGCTTCTTGCCAACACCAAAGCGAACGAGTTGGTGTATGCTCGGATTTGTAGGGATGAAATGGTGAAGCATGGATTGCGTCCATCACATATAGCGCATATGGTCCCCATTGCCACAGCCGCTTGTTTTGTGCCGTTGGATGAAGATTTCTTAGCAGCATCCTTGAGGCAGTGCTCAGAGATGACTGCCCGTAGGGCCCTTTTGGGTCCTATTGGTAGTAAATAGGGGGGCCTACTCTGCACCAGCGGGTTTACCACTCCCACGTGGAGAGGTGAGCCGGAGGGGATGCTGGTGAAGAGAGGACCACCCCTCGCGAAACCCCGTAAATTGTACCGTTTTACGGGGATGGGAACACATATACGGTATGGAGTGCATGATCACTCCTTGGGTAATGTTCGGCGGGGGCTGGTGGAACGAGTTTACATGGTCGAAAGGTCAGGCAAGCTTGAATCTACCCCAAAACCCACCCCCGGAGCGTTTAGTCATTTGTCCCGGTTTCGCAGTGCCCTGACACCTAACCTAGCCAAGACCACCAGGATGACAACCGAGCAATTTCTCGGATTTTATTCTGGTCGCAAGCTAGAACGGTATCAGAGGGCTGCTGAGTCGTTAGCGCTCTTTCCCATTCGGGAGAAGGATGCATGGCTATCTACGTTCGTTAAGGCGGAAAAACTAAACATTACCGCTAAACCCGATCCCGCTCCACGGGTGATACAGCCTAGAGATCCTAGGTATAATGTGGAGTTGGGACGTTATTTGCGACATGCTGAAGAGCTATTGTTCAAAGCTATAGACAAGACGTTCGGTGGGCGAACAATTTTTAAAGGCATTAGTTCTGATACAGCTGGTCAGGAAATGGCTGCTATGTGGCAATCATTTTCGAGGCCAATTGGGATTGGAATGGATGCCAGCCGATTTGATCAACATATTTCTAAAGAGGCCTTGGAATTTGAACACTCCATGTGGGTGTCCATGTTTCCCGAGTCTCAAAGGAAGCATTTGAAGCGGCTCTTGTCTTGGCAGATCAATAACCGTGGACTGGCGCGGTGTCCAGATGGGGAGATTCGGTATCGCGTGCAAGGTTGCCGTATGTCTGGTGACATGAATACTTCTAGTGGCAATTGTTACATCATGTGTGCCTCTGTATACTCATGGTGTGTTAAACAAGGGCTCAAGAAGTTTAGACTTGCCAACAACGGTGATGATTGCATGGTCATCATTGAAGCTGATGATGAACTCAAGTTTCGGGAGGGTCTTATAGATTACTATCGTATGCTTGGATTCACCATGAAGGTTGAGGAGACTGTCCATGATTTGGAAAAGGTCGAGTTTTGTCAAACCCGTCCTGTTCTGGTTGGGGATAATTATCGTATGGTGCGTAATTTACACGCATCAATGTCTAAAGACCTTCACAGCCTCAATGATCTAGCGAGTGACGTAGCGCGTTCCCAATGGGTCGACGCAGTAGGCAAGGGTGGAAGGGTCATGAATGATGGTGTACCTGTCTTGAAGTCGTTTTTCAAACAATTTCCAACAGGCGCTAAGGTTCATGGTAATTCCGACCTTGCTGAGTCACTCCGAGAACAATGGAAGTACAAGTTTAGTCGTGAATGTAAATTCGAAGACTTGGAACCCACCCCCGAATCACGGTACTCATTTTGGCTAGCATTTGGAATCACGCCAGATGAACAGATTGCCCTGGAGCAAGGGTTTCAACCTCTTAAGATGTCTGAAATCCTGGAGCAACCGGAGGAGGATGTAACCCTCCTTAGGTTCTCTGGGGCATGAAAACTCTTCAATCACCCATAACTAACCAATATGGAAAACGCTGAAGCACAATCTACTAGGAGATCTCGTTCTAAGGAGAGGGGAAGTAAGGAGGGTCCCGCTTATCAGAAAGTTGCTGAGAAGGCTGTGTACAAGGAAGCTGACTTTAAGGCAGAAAATGGGCCCTCAGTGTCCATGACTGTTGTTGGTGAAACTGTTTCTTTCGAGCAACACTTTCATTTCTGATGGCACAACGCGTGATAATTGTTCGCGAGACTGTTGACCACTTACCACTTTTGTTGGTCTGGGTTATAGTTATCGTTATCATTGCTGTTGTTGGAATGTTATCCAAGGACCCTCCTGAAAGAACTAACCACTCTTTTCACGAGAATAACCAGAAAACACAGTACATCACTATAGGTGGTGCTTCACAAACAAAAACAAGCTAACTTACAGCGCGTTGAGATGGCACGAAAAGCGTTATCTAAGACCAATGCTACAATCAAGCGGACTGCCAAGACGCTGAACAAGATTGATCAACAACTTGGTGGTCTCGTTCTTGCCAATCCCATTTCTAAGGCCGTAGTCCCATATGCCAATGCACTAGCCACAGCCGTTGATTACTTCGATGAGCTTATGCCCACTGCAGGAGTCACACATCCCCAGATCACCAATGGGGTTGTGGCTGGTGTATCACAGACTATGGCAATTAGACGTAGTAAGCCCCGTATCACTGGATCCAGGGGTAGTATACGGATTGTGCATAAGGAGTTGGTGGGTGAAATAGTCACAGCTGTTGGTGGTATGAGCACCTCTGCCCTAAAGGCAAAAGGTGAGTCCATTTACCATCTATCTCCTACAAACACCCATCTCTTCCCTTGGTTGTCTCGAGTTGCTCGGAATTATGATTACTTCCGGTTTAACAGGGTTAGGTTTGTCTATGTCCCACTATGTAGCACCTCCACAACTGGTAGAGTTATGTTGGGGTATGATCCAGATGCTGCTGATGCTGTCCCTAATGACAGGTCTGCATTGTCATCATACTCTTGCTCCATTGACTCTTCTGCTTGGGGAGTGACCAAGTTGGATGCCAAATTGCCTAATAACCAACCCTGGTTTCAGACCAATGACATTACAGCCGCTTCAATGTATTCTACTTCCGCCATGGGACAAGCCTTCTGGGCCTCATGGGGTGCTGGTCAGGATGCAACAGTTGGTGAGCTGTATGTGTTGTATGAGGTTGTTCTTAAAGATCCGCAACCGAATGAGAACTCCAGTTACCGAGCCACTGGAAATGGTGTGAATGTCGTATCTGATTTCCCTCCTGCCTCCCCTGCCACTATAATGTCCACTGATAACACCATAGTACTTAGCATGTTTGCTACAGGTACCTTTAACATCATATTTCATGCTACTACTACCCAAACTACGGCTAATATAACTGCTGTTGCTTCGGGGGGTGTTACTGGTGACACAACATTTATCAAGATTGGTGATGGCACAGAAGCTTTGGGGTGTATCCAGGTTAATGTTACTAACGTTGGGTACAATTTCAACGGTACATTGACTTTCCCCTCTCAGGTAACTTTTGGGTCTCTTGCAGCATTAGGTACTTATGAAGTCACTATTATGCGCGATGAGCGCACTAGTGATTTCCCTTGACGTGTATGTTTTCCTACCTGCTCTTTCCTCGGCTGAGTTTAAATGGATCCGAGGTTTATCAACCTAGGTGTGTGGGTTATTACACATCCTAGAGTGCTGTCTGATCAACAGTGTTCTAGTTTCGCACGAGGTGCAAACTCGTGTAAGAGCGCTTGTGTGCGTGAGTTCGGTCGTGTGGGTATTGGTGCTGGATCCTGGGAAACAGGCTTGACGGGCTTGCTGTGGTGGCAGGCCGACGCATCACCCAAGATACCACACGAAGTTGCTTACGCACAAGCTGCACAGAGCCTGCTGGAAGACCAGTGGGGGGCCTCTGGTGTAGATCCTCTCCTTAAAACTAG